AGAGGGTGTGCGTGATGGCTGGGCTTTGCGCGTTTTTGTTTCCCGGCCTCGGGCATCTAATCTTAGGCAAGCCCGGCCAAGCTTTGCTGTGGTGTGTTGGCATTTTCGTTGGCTATCTGATGTTTATTCTGCCTGGCATTTTTCTGCACATTGGCTCAATTGTCCACGCTGCTACGCTCGAACGAAAACAGATTGCCACCAACATGACAAGAGCAATTAGAGAGGCTCAGCAGCCACGCAGGCCGGAAACATGGCAGCAGCCAGAAAACTGGAAGCCACGAAGATAAAACGCAGCGAGGATCACCCGATCGAGTGATCCCCTTCCCAGACTGCGCTTTTGAGTCGCGTTATTTATCCACTCGACTCCGGGCCGTAACCATGCTTCCGTCGAATCACCCGTGTATGCGTGCGAAACGTCGTGTCTTCATCAATCACGTCAATCTGATCCATCAAATTTGCGTACCCGTAAAGATCATCTTCGGTGTCGTGGATCACAATCACGTCAGCCACGGGCAACAACTTCTGAACCTGCAACCATCGCGGATGATTTGGTGGGTCAGCATGGTCCACAAATGCGAGCCCGCATGGCAGGGCCGCGAACTCATCCCACGACTTCAGCAGCGTCAGTGAGTGCCATGAGCTTTCGTAGGCTTTGAACTTGTTCAGCCAGTCCGGATTGTTGTCGACCGTTGCCAGTGTTCTGCCTTGGGCCGCTGCGATCTCGTGCAGAATTGGCGTAGAGTAGTTTCCCGCGCCGAGCTCGATAACTGGCCCGGCTGTCCGCATCATCCATTTAACGAGCAATCGCTGGTGAGTTCCGTAAAGATCCATCACTGATCGGCCCCCAAATGAATCCGGTTAAGTTCATTCGATGCCAGCTTTTCCTCGTGGGTGAAGACGGATGCCGTCGACGCAAGAATCAGAAGTTCCTTGGAGTTTGGCACGTCCAAATACACGCCCGGCTTTGCAAACTTTACGGCCGCTCGCTGGTAGTATTCGGAATGCTCACGCCCCCATTTGCCCGGCATGATCTGATAGAAGCCAGTCTGCTCAACACATTCCCGGGACACAACAACGCAGCATCCGCAAGTGTGGGCAGATGACATCAGTTCTCCGTCCGGTTCCGCAGCTGCTCCTGTGTAAGCTGAATCATGCCACGACAAAATTCCGACGCCAGAGCGTTCCATTGCTGTCGTGTACGTGGATTCAAATTCGTCTGAGACGACCTTTACGTCATCGTCCAGCATGATCAGGTATTCGTATTGTTGCAATGCAAGAAACTCAGACAGGCAGCAGTTTTTTGCGTAGGCGATGCCGCCATTGTTTGCCATGCCGAAAAACCGAAATCCACGCCGTTTGCAAAGCGTCCGGACGTATTCCTGATACTCTGCAGGCGAACCATCGTCCACAACCAGCACATCGGACGAACAGTGTTCGGCAATCGAATCCAGCGTTACGTTGATGTCGTTCCGAATCTCCTGCGAGCCATGCAAATTGCAGGTTGTCACAGCAATCAGTTTCTTGTGCCGATGCCGCCTTGCGTTCCGTTCTGACAGTTCGGCAACGGACTTTTCAATCTCTCCAGAACACATCTGGTTCGCGTCGTAGTGCGACATGATTGCCCGGTTATCGCCGAACTCACACCACGCCTGACTGGCTGGAAAGTTGTTGCCTGGCCACGCCTCGACGCCGCCGTATCCTGATTTGACCGGCTTTGTCCCTGCCAGATACTTTGCCCTGACCGCGAAGAACGTTCCGGCATAGTGCCAGCTGTAGGCTGGGGACAGCGGAGCCCTTCCAAATGCCCGCAGTGATCCAAACGTCTTGTATCCTTGCGCAAGTCGCCGAATGATTTCACCGTGGTTGAAAATCACGGTCTGATACATGACCTGAATCCAGACCTTGACCGCTGGAGACACTCGCGTCTGTGGCTTTACGCCCTTGCCGTGAGCATAGAGAAAAATATCGTTTTCGCCTTTTGGAATCAGCGTCAGCAGTTTTGTGAAGGTTGGGTTTTCCCCTTCCTTTGTGTTTGGAACGGTAAAGACTTCGAACCTGTTGGACAGTCTCGCAATGACTTCAGCCGTTGGCGACGTCCCGCAGTTGCTGCACTCAGCGATTCCGACAAAACAGCGTCCCGTGATCTGGCCGGCTAGTTTGTTCCATTCGTCAACATGCGATTCCCAGCATCCTGCAATCGGCCAAAGGTGAGCACCGAAATGGAACACTGGCTCGCTGGTAAACGGATCACGTTCCGGCCTGCCTGCTGCCAGCATTTCCTGATGCAACTTTGCGTTGCTCTTGCGTGTAGACGGAACGTGGCGAGGAAGTCTTTGTGGCTTTGGTGTTGGGCAAGGCTGTGACGCTGCTGCCAGCACTCCAGAGACTATTTCTGATATCCGCTTTCGTTGCCCATCTTTGTCGCCGTGAGCAGTTCGCCAGTGCGGCGGCCATGAGATTTCAGCGTAAAGCTTTTGAACAATTGCGGCCTGATCGTGGTTGGCAATCTTATTGAGCGTTGCCAGGTAAGACCTGCAGCTTCCACACGATACCGGCCTGCCAGTGTCTGCCTCGATTGCGGCTGTCAGCAGCGTTCCGACGTTTGAACAGTCTGAGCACTTCCCACGGGAGCATGACTTGCGGGCTATGACTGGCTGCCGTTTGATCTGCGGACCGGCCGACGCACGGGCTTCCTGTCTCGCTTTACGCGATGCTTCCGCACGCTGCTTCAATCGCTCTGCAGCATCAACGCTTTGCATCTTCTGCCCTCTGCATTTTTGCCTCTTCAATCAGCAGAGCATTAAACTCTTCGTTGCTCTGAATTTGAAAAGCCTGCTCATGCGTTTGAATGGCAGTTCCAAGCCATGAAAGCAGCATGGCGAGCGCACCTACAAGAGAAACCAAGGCAAACTCTTTCATATGCACTGGACCTCCACGTCGGCATGTACCAGAACGTTGAACGTGACCAACCCGCCTGACGTTTCGCAGGCGTGCACAGCAACAAAATCGAACGTCCCATAAGCAACTCCGTCGATGGCGTCCGCACAATCGGGACAAACAAAGTCAAAAACGACAGCGACCCACTCTCCAGTCTCAGGATCGTTCGCGATCATTCCTGTGGCGAGTGACTTATATTCCACTACCCACGCAAGAGTATCCGGATTGCATACCACTCTGACAAACAAAAGATTGCCGACATTTTGAAAAATCGGATAGTTTAACGCTGTGCCAACGCAACCGAATGTATCGCTATATTCCTGTTCTTCGATGATCGGGACGCAATCGTTGACGGACTGTTCAATGGAGGTGAAGTAGATATTGGCTGATCTTTCCAGCGGCCAGCCGGGACAGCATGGGCACCCGTCCGGCTGCTCGCAGGCACATTGCTTGCACACAACCTCGACCGTCGTTCCGTTATACAGTGTCACAGTCGCCGACATGTCCGCACAGCCGGTTACAGTCACGGCCTCTTGCTCTTCGCCGTCGATCGTCAGTGTGATCGTGCATTCGCCGTACTGATCCCGGCCCAACGCGATCGACAGTTCATAGTAGCCAACATCGCCTTCCCAAACTGGAGCATCGCACGGGTATGACACATCACAGATTTCGCCAGTCGTTACATCGCCGTCCGCGTCCGTGATCGTCACGCAAAGACAGTCGCACGAGCATCGGCACGAACCGCAAAAGAAGTCTCGACAGCCTGTGTCTGGATCAACCGTCAACGCCAGTTCCCGGGGCTCGTATTTGCTCCAGCGTAACGTGCCTTCGTTGTATGCAGTGGCGACTTCGATTTCGCCAGTTGGATCGCGGCACGATGCGCCTTCGTAACACGTTGCCCGGTAAACTTCTTCACCGTCGAGCGTGACGATGTATTCGCATTCGTCAGTTTCGTAGTTGCGTTCCCAGTACGAAACGAAAGCATTACCGCCAACCGTGCCTGTCCATGATGACGTGGCGAAGACTGCTGAGCCGTAGGAGATGGTGCCGGAGTATGTTTCCCACTCAAGACAGAGGCGACATGGTGCGGCACCACAGCAACTATCGGCCGGCGTATTGTCGCACGCCTCAATTGTAAACTCCGCACATGGTTGAAGGCGTGTCGTTGACGATTTGCGGAGATACCTTGGAGGCATCAGGCACACTCCGGTTGGGCACAAAGGTCATCGATCAGCCATCGTGGTTCACAATATCCGGTCAACGGGTAGTGATACGTCGCGCGGCCTGTGGTGCCAACTAAGTCTGTCGGCGTCAATCCGTCCAAATAGTTGCAGATGTCGTACACGTTATACGTGCCATCGTCATTGGCTCCGGGTGGCGTTTTGCTGCATCCGGCTGCGTACCACGTAGCGGTGACAACAAGAGTTGTTTCGGCAACATAATCTGTGTCTGGGCAGAGAACAGAATCAATCGTGAACCAGATCGTGTGACCGCCACCGCCTTGCTCCCTCTGGTTGTATCGCCCACGCATTTGTGCAGGGTTCATCATCCGGCGCATGACTTCACGAGCAATTTTCTTGTATTGCTCTGAGCCCTTTTCATCGAATGCGATTACTTCACCGGCCATAGGTCACGTTAACGGCAAAGAGGAAAAGGCTTTTGTTTCGTACACGACGAACGATCCATAGACAGCAGTCGCTGGAGACGGATTTGACAACGCCCTGCCAGATCCATCCAACGGAACTGGAGCCGCTGGCAATTCATCGTCACCAGAATTTCGAATGTTTTCCAGTTCATCACCAGAGTAGTTTAACTGCCGAAACCCAGCGTCAAGCGGCTCCAGCAACCAGCCGTTCTTTTCCAGGTGAATCGAGAACACCACCGTTCTAAATGATGTGCCGTTTCTCGACTGGACTTCGCTCACTGTCACCGACTGCATTTTTGCTTTACCGGCTGCCACAGTCACGCCGTCAACAGTGAACGAATCTGAGTTCACGGCATCCTGATATGTCAGAATCCACACAGGAACAGAGGAAAGGTTCTTTGTCACCGTAACCACACGCCGCGAATCGTCGATCATGTACGGCGGGTCGAACGGATCTCCAGCACTGTTGACGATTGCATTGCCGCTCTGGTCGATTATCGCAGGGCGCTGAAACTGCTCTGAGTTCCAAGTGATCAAAGCCGGGTCCGATGTCGGCGTTTCAGACATTTCACGTTCGCTGGAGTATTCAGCTGTTACCGTCCACCCTTTCCAGTCTTCCGTGTTTTCTACGCTGAGAGTCGTGCACCATGCTCCAGAGTCTTCTGGATGTGCTGAGCCGATGTTTGGCAAGCTTGCATTACTACCAACCGCGTACGGGCCATCCGATCGCGAAGTTGTTTCAAGGCGAAACTGACGTGAGTAGCTTCGCATTCCTTTGTTATTAGTCGCCTTGCGACCGCTGCCGATTTCTTCTTTGAAAACAACTGTCATGGATTTACAGCCCCCATTGCCAAAATCATCTGAGGCTTGCTTGTCTTAATTGCTTTGACGACTGCCGCAGTGCCCTTTTCAGTGGCTTTGACAACCGGGTCTTTGCCCTTCTGAAGCATGGCTGCAAAGAGTGTCGAGAACGCTTCTTGCGAGCCTTTCTGCATGGCCCCGGCCAGTCTTGGTTCTTCCTGTTTTGCTTTGTCTTTGTTCTTTTCCCAGTCTGGATTGTTGAACCAGTTTGAAACGCTCCCGGCCAAAGCTTCTGCCTGCATCTTGGCACGATCGACCATGCCGCCGATTCCCATTTTCCCGGCAGCAATCTTGCTTTCGATGCTTTCAAACATGCTCGTGGCGGCATCGGCCAACGACATCGGCACTTCGCGTTCAATCCAGCCGCGATTGAAGCCAGGACGCTGTTGACCTAGGTCTGCTATCGCTTGTCGATCTCCAGCCCCTTGCAGTTGCCCAATCAGCCCCTGCAAGCGAGCTTGAGCGGCTTGCAAATCGCCGGGCCTTGCGTTTGGTCTTAAATCATTGATGTTGACGCCCGCAAACGGGTCAACCAATGCAGCCCAATCAATTTCGGTTACCTCGTCAATCATGCCGTTCAGCATGTCTGCCCAGTGGAGTTTGATCGTCTCCATTGCCACGTCGAAGGACGCGACTATTACGTCACCAAGAAACTTCCATCGAGCGTCGCCCAATGAATTGAATGCCGACAGCATTTTGTTCGCTTCGGCGACAATTTCCGTCAATCGCGGCAGCACCATTTCCCCCAAATCGCGTCCTATCGCTTTGATGTTGTCAAGAAGTGTCGATGTTTGGCCCTCAAACGTCTTGCTCATGTCCTGCATCATCCCGGCGAACGCACCACCCTCCGAGGTCATTGCCCTCAAGGCTCGTTCAAGATGGCCAAAGTTAACCTGACCCTTTTCTACAGCATCTCGAACATTTCCAAACTCTTTCGCCAATTCTGCCGTCACGTTAATCCCACGGCCTTGCAGCTGGTTGATGTCCTCCATGAACAAACGACCCTGAATGCGAGCCTTTCCGTAAAGCTCAGCAAGTTCTGTCAGGGGAATTCCCATGCCTGCTGACAAATCACCCAGCGTTTGCAATTCACTGATCACAGTTCCAGCACTGCCACCAAACGCAATTAACTGCTTGGCGGCTTGTGCGATCTCCATCGATTCAAATGGAGTGTCCGCAGCAAACTTGCTTATGTCGGCCATCACGGCCGCTGCTGATTCTGCGGAGCCGGTCAGCACCTTAAATTGCACTGCTGCTGTTTCTGCGGTGGCCGCTAAATTGACTGTTTGCTTGGCAAGTCCAAAAATGCTTTCGACGGCACTTTTGCCGATGTCATACAACGCCAGCCCAGAAACAATCTTGCTAACGTCAGCAACAAATGAGCGTGCTTCACCTCTGGCGGCCTGCAACCCGCTTTGAAACTTGCGGCCATCGATTCCAAGCCGCGTTACGAGATCTCCAGCGATGACAGCCATCAGGTTTTCCTCGCTCCTATCGCCTCCAATGCAGCAATCGCAACATCGTCGTCAACAGGCCTGTCCTTTTTGCTTTCAATCCACCACGCAAACGCTGACGGACTGACATTCTCTTGTCCGAGGAACCCAGCAATCATCATTGAAAGCTTCGTCAGAATGTCGTTTGTTCCACGGCTTCCAATTGGCTCAATCAAATCCTTGGCGCACCACTCTTCAAACTGAGCGTGCGTCATTCGATCCAGCATGCCGTCAACGTCTGTTGTGTGCTCGACAAATTCAGCCAGCCGAAGTGCAGTTAGTCTTCGGTGGCTTCTTCTGAGTTTTTTGTGAGTTTCTCCAAGTCCTGCCCAGTAAATCCAGACAAGTCCAGAGCCACGTTTACGAGTCGTTCAACAACATCGCCGCGACGTTGCCCGAGTGCTGCAATCTGGTCAAAAGTGAAGAGTTTTACGCCATCATCATTGCGGCAGCATTCCACGAGAATTCGCTCCCGAATCTCCGTCTTTTGCTTTGCACGCTGCACTTTCGACAACCGCGATTGCCTGTCGTCAAATTCCGTACGCTCTCGAGGTGTCATGCCCCAAACTGGGATCACTTTCCCCTCTCCAAGCTCTGGAACGGGAACGTCAATTTTTTGGCGTTCCAGTGCTGGTGATGTCAAAAACTCTTCTGCTGAAACAACAGACCGCGTCACTCGTCTTCCTCCTCGTCTTCGTCGTCCTCGTCATCTTCAACCATGCCTTTGCCACTCAAAAGCCGGTCCATCGCTTCCTTGGCTGCCGCAATTTGTGCTTCTGATCGATTGCACGCCTTGCGGCATTCTTCATCCGCCGGAACTGCCAGGCCGTTCAGAACAAGCGTCACACAATCGGCCAACGCAAATTCATCCCGACAAATGACCGTCCCGGCACGAATCACTTTCTTCCCCGCCGCGTTTTCTGATACATAAGCCGGAAAGCAATTCACATCCGCATCGATGTCCCTAATTGTTTTGCACTTCACGTCGTCACCTCATCAGGTAGGCAATACCGGGCATCCGCTATGCTTCAGTGTGACACTTGCCGCAAGTCCGTCAGATGCTTCGCCAGTTATCGAGAAGCCGACACCGGCCGACACCATTGTCATTTCCGTTGACGACGTGTTTGCAAAGATTATTTTCCAGTTGACCTTGTTCGCACTGCCGTCCGTGTTGAGGCAGGCCGTTGTTACGAGGTCGTGAATTGCCTGATGCCCCGCCAAAGCTGGATCATGCAAAAGTTCAAACGTTGTTGAGCCGCCCTCGACGTAACCTGTCGGGTCGTACTCAACGCCCGCTGTTCCATCGAGCGTGCGGGAGTCGTACGTTTCCGTCTCCATGCCGTCGACACCGAATGAGCGGATCTGAGCCACTGGCGTGTATGTCGTGCCAGAGCCCTGCGAAAGAACGGTTCCTTTGACTTTCAGTTTGGCCATCGTTTAGGCCTCCTACTAAGTGTTGAACTGGATTGTCACGTCCAGAGTAACCACAAAAACACCAACGTCTGACCCGTCTTGCGGCGGCTCGTAATCGTCAGATTCATCATTGAGCAGGACTGCCCCAATCGTGTAGCTGCCGGCCGTTCCGCTGTAATCGTCGATAAACACTCGCACGGCGTTTGATAGGCTTTCCGCTTGCACAGAAGACTTTGCTTTGCAGTCGATGTCGAAGTCCAGAAACCTCAACTGCCCGCTGCCACCGTCCAGTGTTCCGTTTTCCTCGCTGCTCATTTGCGTGATAATCACATGCGGAAAGATTGCATTCTGCGGGGCGCGATTGACATAAACGCGGCTGCTGCAGATTGCAGACACCGTCGCTTCGCCCGTCAGAAGTGAAACCAATCCGCTTTTCATAGTCGTTTCTTTGCCAGCCTTGCCGCTTCCTTCTCAATGCCTACTTCGATGTTGGTTTTTAGTATTGCAGCAATCTCGCCTTTGGCCGCTGCAACCACTGCACTCACACCAACCGCATGCTTTGGCATTCGCCCAGTTCTTTTGCCAGCCTTCGTTCGTCTGTCGCCAGTCCCAATAAACCACCAATGGACGTTTCTTGCACCGATGCCGACGCCTTTTCGCCCCGATCGATTCTTTCGGCTTGTCTCTCGTTTTCTGCTGACGCCTGCTCCAACTTTGTTACCAGCAAACCCGCCGTTGTATTTCGTTTTGATCGACCGCGATTTAATTGCCTTCCTGATCTCTTTGTAGCGGCTCGGGATCGTCGCCTTGACCTTCTTCACGGCTAATCGCCCAGCCTTGCCAAGTGCTGGCCTTGCGATCCTATTGGCCATTCCTTTCGACAGTTCGCGAAACACCCGGTCAAGGTCTTCAAAGCCCGACACGGCCGCCATCACACCGCTCGCTTCGTCTGAATCTCAATCTCGTAGTGATCCATATCAATGTCCTGCACACTCAGAATCTCGTATGTGTTGCCCTCAAATATCAACCGCATGAATGGCGTAATGTTCGCCGCCGTCTTCGACCACATCGCTTTCCAAACGTGCGACACATCCGCATTGACTTGCTGAACCTTCCAGAACTCTCGACCGCCCTTTGAGACACACGAGCACCACAGTCTGCAGTATTCAGACCAGTTGGAATTTGTCGTCTGCTCGACCTGTCCGTGAGCGTCCGTTGTTTGCCCCGTCAGATGCTGAATCGTGCACTTTTTGTCGTAGTCGTGGCCGTCGCATTTCACGCCGACACCTCATGAAACGAAGTCCACTGGATTTCCGACAGCAGGTTTTTGTACTTCGTCGTCGATCCTTCACAGCCTCGGAAATTCGCCTTGATGTGTTCGACAATGGCGAGCTTTGCCGCCGCCGGGACTGCTGATGCTGCTCCGTATCCGCACGTCATGGTGATCACCACCTTGTTTGGCCGATACAGATTCGTCACCGGCCATGACTTTGACTCTTTGAGCACAATCTGCGGTGGAGTCGTCGTCAGGTTTGCGTAATAGTCATCCGTCGAAATCGTCTGCAGCGTGTCGTCTTGGTCGTAATACTTGATGTGCGTGATTGCTGACACCGGAGCCAGCCGGATGGCGATGTCCCCAAATGTGCCGGGGAAATCCTCGATGTGCATTTCAACCGTTTGCGTAATCAGTTTTCGATAGCTTTGCTCCTCGACTGCGATTCGTGCCGCCTTCAGCAGATCTTGCAGTTCGCTGTCAAAGTCGCATGTCGTAACTCGCAATCGATTCTTCAATTCGTCGATTGTGAGCGGTTCCGTTGTGGGCTGCGTCGTGACTTTGAAGGTTGGGCTTGGCTTTGACATTTCTTTGCGTCCTCGTTTTCAAACTCTTCTGCCCACCGAGCAATTCCACGTCTGACAAGTTCTGTCGCCGCCCCGCGTCCGATAGCGGTCCACACATAGCCAATCGGAAACTGATTCCACGGCTTGAGTAAAACAATCACTGCCCGTTTTCCTTTCGCCACTCATGCACATAGATGTGCTTCGCTTGCAAGCTCTCATCGAACATCGCCACCGTTTCTTCGAGGTGTCCAATCGAAACCGATGGAGCCACGTAAATTGTCTTGCCTGCTTTTCGCCACTGATGCCAGAACCAGATATCATCATCGAGTTTGTCGTCAGACCAGTTGCCAGCGTCGTCGTGCTGTGACCAGAACCACGGCTTTTGGACCTGCTTCAGCGATTCAACACGGATCAACGTTAGCCCGAAGTGTGCCGTTGTGACCTTGATCGGTGAGCCGTCGACCTGAATGTGTTCGTCATTGACGCCCGTTCCCGTAGTCATCAGCGGATACTTGCCGCCACGTCGACATTGCAGAGCCGCCAGTGCATCGATGTGCGGATTACTGGCCATGATCGCCATGAGTCGCTTGAGGTGATCTGCAGTGAACAGCGAATCAGAATCTAGCGACAGTATCCAGTCGATGCCTTTATCAACAGCATCCTGAAACATTCGCTGCATGCACTGGCCCCAGAACACTCCCTGCGTTGTTGTCAGGTTTAGCTTGTGCGGCTTCAATGCTTCGTGGATGATGTTTCGTGCGGCCACAGCCTCGTATCGTGGCAGAGTCAAATATGCCCCGACCTTCACCGTGATGCCCTTTGGTTCCTCCTGCTGTCCGGCCTTCACTGCTTCGAGATTCAGCGAGCATGGATGTGCAGCCGTGTCGGTGTTTGGCGATTCCCATCGGCGAACATTCTGAAGTCCAAAATGTTCCATGTGTGCACGCAATCGCGTTTCGTTCCACGCCGATCGGTGCACGTCATCCGGTCCGGTTTGCCCGCCCATGATGATGAACGGCCACTCGTCCGGATCTGCTTTGTCCTTTGCATCAAGATCAGGAACAGCGATTCTGATTCTGCCGCCAGGCTTCAAGACTCTCGCCCACTCTTTCATCGCCTCTTGAGCGTCTGCAAAACTGAAATGCTCAAGGATGTGACTCGCTCGAATCTCGTCGACCGAGCTGTCTGGATAGCTCAGCGGATACGCTTCTGACCCCAGTTTGCGGTCGATCGGCGTAAATCCGGGGATGACTGTTGATCCTGCTCCAATGTTTAGCTTAAGCATGTGTTTTCAATGAAAAGTGCGTTGCAATACGTTGTCGCCACGAGCGTGTATCCCTTGGCGTTTCCCAGTTTCACAATTTCGCCTAACCCTGCCTGCGCGGGGTATGGTTCACCCCGTTGCGGCACTGGCATTGACGGTCCCTGAGTGCTGATTTCGACAAGCAAGACTCGCGGCCTAAACGACTGCAAATCGTGCCACATCCAATAATCCTGACCGTCGATATCGATGATCCCAACGTCTGGCGTCTCGTCGATAAATGTTTCCAGAAGCACGCGATCGAGATCAGAGCAAACAGCATGAATGCAAGTTGACTGAGCATTGAACTCGGCTTTCAGTTTCTCAAATTGCCGGTCATCACCTTCGATCAGAACCGCTTTCCAGCCTTCCTCTCGAAGTCTCAAGGTATTGGAGAAGAACCGACCGTCAGCTGCTCCGATTTCAAAGCAGTGACGGTTGGTTTCTCCTATCTTCTGCAGGCAGGCTGCAATCAAACCGTCTTCACCAAATTGTGTGTAGACGTTGTGGCCTTTGCCGCGTAACCACGGCACATGAGCCTCGTAATTGATTGAGCCCGTTGCGGCCATCAGATGAACACCACCGTATCAGCAACGCCAGTGGTTCCGTTTGGAGCGTCTTCAAGATCACTCAGAGTTGAGATGGCCGAGAACGTCACGTTGTCGTTGGTCGCGGTTGCGGTCGTTACTGCCAATCGCAAGTAACGCTTCTTACCCCGCAGATCAACGCCGTAATGCATCTCGCGGGCGGCTGTCAGGTCAACTGCCGTTTGGGTGTCGAGTGTTGCAAAGTTCGTGACAACGGTGTCGTCCGAGTGTGACAGAACCAAGGTTGGCCCAACTGCGTTTGTGTTCAGTTCGGACGCAAACGCGACGCGAATCGTGGCGTATCCTGCCCCGACCGTGTCAAGGTTGGCTGTCGTCGTCGCTGAATTCGTCTGTGCCTTTGGGGCAATCAGAAGCGAATCGTTTACCAATCGTTCTTTGATCATTATTGAGTTCTCCGCAGAGATTGAATTCAGAGAGGCAGGCGACTCACAGCGAGCCGCCTGCAGTCATGCCGCCAACTGATTAGCTGCCAGCTGTTTCCAGGCCAACAATCGGGCCTGCTGCTGATGCACTGCCGAAGTCGTGAACAACCACGTCGAAGCGTTCGGTCCCACGAACACCGATCTGGTTTCGCTCGAACATGCTTTCGCCGCCGATCGTGGCCTGATCGCTGAACGCGATTTCGTCTCGCTGACGGTCGCCAAACATCGCGCCCATCGAGTGATCCCCGAACGTGACTGGGATTTGGCTGTTTGCCTCGGTCGATGGGTATTTCTGGCAGATCTCGACAGGGTATCCGAGAAACATCGGCATACGTCGACCGTTGACGGTTTCCGTCGCTGTGGTTCCGCCAGCCGCCAACGCCAACCGCACCATAACGGTGTAATAAAACGTCTTGTGACAAACCCACCGAGTCATTGGCGTGTCGGCGTACTGTGGCAGTGAGCCAACAACGCTTTCGAAGTTGACAAGCGTCAATTCTGACCACGCATTGCCCGCACCAAGCGTCAGGCCCGGAGCAGTTCCGGCCGTCAGCGTGTCAAGCTTTGAGCGAATGCCGGTGATTCCACCGTAGGTGGAGGTTCCAGTGCCGTTGAACGCACAGTCATCCTCTTTGCTTGCGAAGCTGTACGCGATTTCTCGCACCAGTTTATCCGCCCACGAGATAACGCTGTCCATGTCCAGCTGGCGGCTGATTCGTGCCAACGTCATCAGGTCTTTTGCAACCAGCGTCACATTGTCATGTGACATATTTGATTCAGTACCTGCTGCGTTTTCGCCGACAAAATACGCCTCAAGCCCGCTCAGCTGACGTGGTTCAGTTTTCTTGTCGGAGGACATCGGCACAACATTGAGCAACCGGCGAGCCGTTCCGAACTGTTCACGGAGCAGAATCAGGTCTGTGCCAAATTCGGTCGGAACAAATACATGAGCGCCAGTGCCGTCGCTTCCGCCTTCC